AAGTCACCTTTAGGTGTAATCTTTTTAAATACTCTTGTTGAATTTAATGCTTTTATTTTATCGTTTAATTTTATAAATTTTTCTTCTTTCATAATTCCTTTTATTAAGACACAGGCGAATTTTATACATATATGGTCGCCTGTGTCAATCGTATTGGTTACGATTCAATTAACGCATTAGTATGCGTAGTCAGTACCGTATAGTTTAGTTATCCCAGCAGCTATAATAGCTTTTGTAGGAGTACCCAATCTATAAGATGTACCTGAAGATGATTTATTAATATAAATCATATGACCTTTTGAACGTAGTTTGTCAACCATCGCTCTTGGTGATATAAGGTCGTATCTGTTTCTTAAAACTTTCCAAGAAACTGGTTCACCTTTCTCAAATAAGTTTATTACTTTTTGAGTTTTAGACAGTCTTTTTCTGCCTTTAGTTGCTGTTGCAACTTTACTTTTTGAAAAAAACATAATGTTTCTTCCTCCTTTATTTTTGCTTTTTAAAGTCTGCATAGGACTATTCCTCCACGGAATTCTTCAATTTCTCACACTTACTACTATCCCCTAAACAATCAAAAAATTTCTCCATTGAATTGAGTGTAGGTTTTTCTTTTGCACAACCTACAAAAGTAAGCATTACTAATATCATTAAACTATTTTTTATCATCATCTCCATTTAAATCCATATCAGATTCAAACATATCTGATCCATCTTGTAAATCGTTTAACTCTTCTTTAAATTCTTTATTAAAAACATTTGGTCTTTTTGGTTTCTTCATAAAATCATTATAGTCTATTCTAGCGGCACTTGCCTTACCACCTCTATTAAATTTGATTGATACCATTTTATTTGCCATTAATTGAGCTGCGTGTGCCATATTAAAATCTCTATAGATTAAACCTCTTATACAATCAATAACTAACGCAAGGTCTTTTGTAAATGTTTCTTTATTAGTTCTTAATCCCATATCACTAAATTTTCTTAATAATTCAAATCCAATTTCATCTACACTACCTTCAACAAATTCTCTAGTTTGTTGTTCTTTTAATCGTTTTGTAAATGGAGATTCCTGTGGATGAGTTATCTTCTTTTTAATTCTGTTTTCAGGAAATATAATTATCTTTCCTTTTTTATCTTTATCATTAGTCACGTGTAATCTCACCTTTAAAATTTACTAAACCTTTATTGTTAAAATATTCTATTAGTTGATTATATCCGCCGACTAGTTCACCTTCTATTTTAATTTGAGGCATTGCTCTTACTTTTTTACCAATGTCTTCAATTAACTTTGTAGGATCATTATTAAAATCTGTTTCTAAACTTTTTTCCGTATAAGTTAGACCAAGGCCTTTTAGCAAGGCCTTTGCCTTTACACAGTATACACAATTTTGTTTCGTATATACTGTGATATCTTTAATTACTAATTTGTCCATCTGAAACCTCTTCTTTTTTCATAAGTTTCTCAAATGACTTATTAGCGTGATACTTTAAGTTATAAGCGTCTGTAGCTTCAGCAATTGTATAGTTGAACATTTTATTATATTCACCTAATGGCAATCTTAAGCCTATCCAAGCTCTATAATAACCATTTTTTGTAAGGGTTACATCTTGCTCAAATATTTCATATCCTCTAACTGGTGTATCTTTAATAATATTGACCAATACAGATTCTACTTCACTAACAACGTTCTTACTGTTATGTTTACCAATTTCAGTAATAAATTGTTTCGACTCTTTATTCATCTCCCCTTTGATAATGTCTGCTAATTCAGCTTTCGCTATCATTTTAGCTTTCTCAATTGCGAGATTCAAGTCTGGTGAAACGCTAGTACCAACTCCAAATATACATTGCTTTTCTTTACCTTTACCAAATCTTGCTACATCACAAGCTTTAGTTTCAGAAAAATCAGCCATATACCATTTTGGAACAGTATTAACTACTTTACCTTTTTCACTTTTGATTTTATAATTTCCTGCACAATTAGTCAATAACAGACCAAAGACAGCAACTGATAAAATCTTAATGTATTTGTTCATTAGTTTTTCACACTCCTTTGTACATTATATAACAGTTCTTGTAATAAGTCAACGCTGGATTGAGCATAGCCCAAAAACTGTTCAGCAGTAACTCCATATACAATAACCAATAGGAGAGTAAGTATGATTATATTTTTAATCATTATTTTACCTTCCATTCTCCGTACTCATTTAAACACACTTTTCCGTACGATTTAAAAGCGTGACTTTTACGACTATAATATCTGCAATACTCTGGAGTATAGACATCACGGTAGTAAAACTGGGCAAAAAGTTCCCAATAAGAAGGTGTATCTACACCACTTCTTCCATCGGAACAATATAATTTCTCTTCTTTAGAAATGTTTCCATTTGCTTCTTGTTTAATAATAACTTTAACATAACAAAATTGTTCAGTATCATTTTTAGTTACTGGTTTTACATTATCATATAATATTTTTTCAGAACCATCTACAACTTTAGTACTACGTTGAATAGTTCCATCTGGATTATGCCACTCTATCTCCATTACTTCAGCCTTTTTATCAAAAGCTTTCTTATTTAAATCACAATCTACACAACCCCAAGCCATTTCCATACATAACAATACTGTTATCATAATTAACGTTGCATACATATAAATTTTATAATTTTTGGGATCCATATTAATTCACTCCTTCAGGTTTTTCAATCCATCTTCCGTCTGGCAACTGACAAGCAGTTCCAAATACAACTTTTCTATTAACATTACCAACACCAATTAAAGGCCATTGACTTGTTATATCTACTGTATGGTCATAATCTTTACATTTAAGAGGTCCAACCATATAAGACCTTGTTATGTGTATAATTCCATTATTACCTGTTTGTTTATTATACCAATTAGTATAACTTGAACCGTATCCACTTGTATTTAAATGGTCTACGAATACAGCGTTATGTACATCTTTATCACTATTGTATAAAATTTCTGCACCTGCAAAAGCAGCCCCTACAGCACACGTAGCAATTAAGTAAGGATTATCTGATATGTATTCTAAACATACAGTTGTTCCTGTACCTGCACCTAACACGGCACCTGTATGAGACCTGTTAGCACAATTAGTTAGTGTTAAACTAACTAGTAAAATCCATATTATTCTTGCGTATTTCATCACATATTTTCTGACTATTAACACTCTTTACAATGTAATAATCTTCATTATTATCAATTACATAATTATTAAAACCTTTTTCCTGCCAAAGTGTTTGTGCTCTAGCAGAAACAGGTCTGAATAAATGTGTGCCATCATTAGCACTAGTACAAACAAAATCACCAATCATTATTCACTATCCGTTTTAAATAAATGTTTCCAAGGCCACTTCGTTTTTGCTTCTGACCAAGTTTTCTTTTGATACTCTTTTGTTTTATCAACTTCACCACTAATAAAATTAACAAGTTTAGCTGGCGTTTCAGCAAGTGCTGTACCAAATTCTTGTGGTGTTATCTTCTTATCTTCTGCTATAGCATTTGTAGTAAATAATACTGTAGCAATCATTAATAGTTTTTTCATAATTAAATCACTCCTCTCATATTAATGTGTAGTTACTTTCTTAAACGGTTCAATTCTATCTTTTGATTGATAAACCGTTTCCATTATTCCGTCATAATCTGCACTAGGCATTACTGACTTCATAATTTTTAATGTTTGACCCAATATTGTCATATGTACCATAATGGGATCAGAAACTTTTTCAGTTTCTAATCTCACCCATTCGTGAAAGTCATCACAAACGGTTTGTTGTGGGTCAAAAATTTCTTTAAATTTAGGTTTTGACATATTATCTTTTGTAGTTTCTGTTCTTTCTTCTACTTCTATAATACGAATCTTCTCCTCCGTCATCTGATTCTGATTCAGAAGTTTCAAAAGCCATTTGTTCTGCATAAGTTCTACCGAACACACTTTTATAGAAATGGTCTCTTGGACTAGGTGAAGAGTAGGCAAGTATTAAACTGTCCCACTTAATATCTACATCATACAATCCTGGGTCTTTCTCATTTAGTTCTTTATGGTCTTTACAAAACTGTAACCTGTTTGTATGGATATCGTTCTCTTTTTCGTCTGGTGTTTTCTTGTCTGATAGTTCAATGTCTTTTTGTTTTGCTACATCAAACTCTTTATAGATGTTCTCTTTATTGTATATTGGTGTACTCATAATGTATGTTCCTTTCTCAATTGTATTAATACTAACATAAAACTCTGGAAATGTCAATAGTCAAAATAACCCCTATTTTACTCGTTTTTTGACGTTTCCGACCCTCTAGCAAGGGCGCTGGTGAGCTTTTCCAACTGCTTTGATAGTCTGCTATAGCGGGATTATTCATCATTTTGTAGATTTAATGCAACATCAATATCTGATTCTGTCTTCTCATTATCAATTAATTGATTTAGCATATCAATCGCTGTTTCTTTATTATTATTCTCAACGTTCTCTTTAATAGAGATTAATACATCTGCTGTATTATCAAATCCGTTGATTGTTTGATTTTCTGTTAATAATGTCATATACTTTTTTCCTCCTATTCTTTGTGTTAAGTCTTTTTTTAATATATGTTGTTTTACTTTCTCTCTTCTTTCTGAATCACTTAAATACTCAACTGGTTTCCACTCTTTACCGTAAATAGATACATCTAAATTATATACGTCATAATAGAAATTCATATTGTTGTATATTATTTTATTACTTACCATTGAAATACATTTGCCATTAATATTAATATTAACATACCTGGAATAACTATACTCAAAGGCCAGAATTCTAAAAATTCTCTCCAAGCAGGTGGTTGTTTCATTTGTTTTTTTATATCTCTTTTAATTTCCATAACTAAATTGTGTAAAGGTTCTCCTTTTTGAAAATTAGGAAAATCTAAATCACTCAACATTTTTACTTGATTATATGCTGATTGTACAGTTTTCTTTTTTAGTTCTACGTATATTGTTTTATTTGCCATTGTTTTCTTCACTATTAATTAACAATACAATATAGTGTATTGCTTTATATAAATCTAATTTATTTTTACCTTCTTTTTTACCGTATCTACAAAGGTATTTAATTGCATTTGATAAACTGAAATCTTTATCTATCTTTAAATGTCTTAATAAATCTTGTACTTGGAATCCTTCTTTAGTAGTAGAATAGTGTTTTGAATATGTACCTTTTACATAGTCTAAAACTTCTTTTAATATTTTATCTTCGTTGTATTTCATTATTCAGTATCATCCTTTCCATTTATTCTATTTAAATCTCTTAATGATTTTTGTACTTCTGTTAATTTTACTTCTACTTTATTTGATTTACTTCCAATATAGAAAGCAATACCAAATCCAATTACAGTTAAAAGCATTCCAATAATTCCTAAAAATATTAAATGTGTACTATCCATTATTGATTCTCTTTCACGATTTTTAATGCACCGTCTTTTAAAACATATTTGTTATTTGGATTTAATGCTTCGTGTAAATCATCAAGTGGTTTACTCATACACTCTCCTGTTTCTGGATCAATTGTATCATCTTCTAAAGCATATGTGTCTAACTCAACATCACCGTTTTCTTTGGCGTTTTCTAAACCGTCATAGTCATCATAAACAACTTTTGCAATATACTTGGTTGTATCTGAATCTGTATAATTGGCGTCTGTCATATAAGTTTCAACACCGTTTTTTTCTTCTGTTAACTCTCTATTGATTTTTGAGTGGTCTATTCCGCAATCTGAAAGCAATTTATCTGCTTCATCTTTATCTTTTGCTAATACATCTTGCTCAATGCATAATGTATAGTATGTTTTTTTTCTATATAGGTTTTTACCGATATCGTCTTTATTTACATATACGTCTGTTAAATCACTCATTATATATTCTCCGCTATTACTTCGTCAACATTAAACTCATCAATTCCTGTTAAGTTAACATTTGCAACTTGCATTATTTTATTTCTAGCAATATCAATACTCATTATATTACTTTTAACATCTGACAATATTTTGTCAACTGCTTTTTCGGCTTCGTCTGTAGCCCATTGTTTTACTTTACTCATTAGTGTAGTCCTTTCATTTGTTCTATTTTTTTCTTTATTGGGTTTAATTTATATGTTAATTCTTTATTAAAGTCTTTTCTAAATGATTGTCTTGTATCATAAGATTGACCGTAATCATTAAACATATCTTTATTATCTTTGGCAGTATCGCCAAATACTTGTTCATAATTTTTATAGTATTCGTCTTGGTCAATTAATTCAACTCTAGTTGAATTTGCAAAATTAGTAGCATTTTCTTTATAATTCCAATCACAATGTTTAATGATTTTCATTTTCATTTTTGTTGTATTAAACTTATCTTTGAATTTATAAGGAACGTTTCTATAGATTGTTTCGTATGCGTAGAAAAAATCACCTTCGTGTTCGGGATCCATATACTCTCTTAAATAACATACGTTAAAAGTATAGTCTACTTTATTTAATTTAACTTTTTTTGATTTGTTCATAGTGTTTTTTTTCATAGTATACGTATACTATACAGGTTTTTTACTCAAAAGTCAAGTAAATAAAACACTATTTTATGCGGTTTTTAGAGATATTTGTTCTAGTTTTGTTCTAATTCCACTCTTTTTTAACCCATTCCTGTGTAGATTCGTGAGGAAAAGGTCTACCGTGAAATACTGCGACCTTAGCTTTATCTTTCTTTTCAAACGTCCATTTACTCTTATCAAATCTAGGGTCTTGTCTGCTGAACCATTTGTAGGAATATGACCATTCGTCTGGCATAACTTTTAGGTATTGACTACCTTTTACTAATTTTGACATTGCGTTTTGGTCACCTTGCAATTTCATCAATTCTGTCTTTTGTTGTAGAAATGGTTTCCATACTAAATCTGTTGCAACTTCATTATTGAATTTCATTATACTTGAATTATACTCTTTTGTCAATATGTTAAAATCGTTTATTACACCAAATGTCATATCATCACCAAATGTCGCTAAATCATTAATGTTATCTAAAAGCACTACATCTAAATCCATATATAAACAAGGACCTTTTAAGTCTGACTCTTCTCTAAACAGTTGCATTTTATTCCACCAACCTTCATAATGTGAATCTTTAAACTTTCTAAACTCTATATCTCCTGTTAATATCTTTTGAGGTTTTACGTGGTCTGAAAAACATATAAACTTATGTGGTATAGTTAAATGTCGTTGTACCATATTGTATAGCACTTGTACATAATCTAGTGAATACTTTGTTCCATAATATACACATACAAAATTTATCATACACTATTCCAAGAAATCATTATCCTATTTCCTGACCCTTTAAAAGGATAAACTCC